ATGTAGTTTTACTTCCTTTTGATATTTTTTGTGTAGGAGCTTGGAATACCATGCGAATATCAATGTCTGGATTTGATGCTAAAACATGTTTCATTTTAAGACGATCGATACTAGTCCAACGTCCTTTTGTTTCAATATACATTAAATGCCCATTCTTTTTTGTGAATATAAAATCAGGAGTATATTTTGCTTTACGTTCAGGTACTATGTAATTAAGTGTTTCTGTTTCGTAATTTAACGGATAATCTGCAATTTTTATTTGTTCTGCAACTGTATGTTCTAGTCCAGATTTATATCCGTATTTTAATGCTGCAGCACGTTTTGAATTGCCTGAGCTATGAAAATGGTTTTTTGCCATAACTTGTTTTTAATTGTTCTTGCAATATTTTAGATTGTATAATTGTCATGTATTTAGGTTTGTAAGATACTCGACTTTCCGCAATGACCTTTATTTTGTTTTGCCCTTTTAATAATATATTTACCATATCAGCTGTTATTACATCTAGATATTTGTCCAACGTCACTGATGGAGGTGCCATCGTTATATACCACCAACTAATTATCTTCTGTGCATTAAGCAAAAATTTACCATCGGCGCCGAAAGCTATAAATTTATCAAATTCCTTCATTATATCAGCTGATTTCGCCGCATCGTTCAAAGAAGTTTCTACATAAGATTTAAATTGAGCTTTTCCTGCAGGTGTTTTAGATAGATCAATTAAATACTGTTGTAGTTTTGCAAATTCTTTATTGTCTCTAATACCGTATTTAAATCCAGCTGCTGGCATTTTAATTGTATTTTCATCACTGATAACTTCAGCGCCGTTTAGTGGAATTTCAGCGTCTTTATCTGGAATTTTTCCTTTAGATTTTTTTTGACCTATCGCATTAATAGGTATGAATTTTTTTGTAGGATCTATCTTTTCCCAATATCCTGTACCATCATCCATGTAATTCCATCTATAATTAATGCCGTCTACTGTTTTCCAATCAACTCCTTCTTCACCATCAAAAAAGTTTGCGTTATTTAATTCTAAATCTGGGGTAATTACATCTTTACCTGGTTCTGTATTTGATAAAACTGATTTAATAGTCGTAACAGATTTATCTATTTTCTGGCCAATTGTTGGTTTAATCATTTCATTTTCACGATAAATCGGCGCTTCTCCAATTGTACCAAGCTGAGCCGGTTCAATGTTATCTAAATCATAAAGTTTAGTAGCTGCAGCTATAGGTAAAATTAATACGTTACAGAAAAATTTTCTTTCAGCATCACGTAAATCTGGACCAAATATATAAACCCATTTTTCATTGTTAGTATATGAATCTTCACCATATTGATCATTAATACGTATTTTTTTAATTAACGTTTGAGTATCTACAGTGCCACCTGTTCTAGTTGATTGTATGCGAAATGCATATCCTTTTAAGGATCGTGCTTTGTCGACAACTGATCTAGGGGCTTGTTTAATTACGGTTTTAATTGTATCTTCAAATAAACTTTTGAAAATTATTTGTTCTAATATTTTATGCATAGTAGTTTTCTTATTTAGTATTTTATATAAATATGTATATCTTAATATTACTAGTATTTATCACCAATCAACCATCACCATATTACCATTCCATATCATGACATTACCTGAATTAAAATCTAAATCTAAATCTAATTCTGGAATATTAGTTTTAATTATATCTCGTTGTAAAGCCCGTAAAAAGTTAACTAGTTTCTGATTAGTATCTCTAGCGCCATCATTATCTAAAAATTCAAAAATGCTAACTTCGCCTCCTTTAGATCTAGCATATCGAGCAAATTGAGCCATAAATTTATCAATTATACTAGTATCTGCAACAGTTAATTTTTTTGCATTTGCCATTATATACATGGATTGTTGATCGTCGACATAATAAATTGGAATAAACGTTGTAAATTCAGTCCAACGTCCTACAATAACAGTAGCAACTTCAAACTCATCACGTTCTTGTGTAATTTTAAAACAACGATCTTCACCATCTATTTCATAAACACGTCCATTATCACCAGCTCCGATAAATTTAAATTGTTTACTTTTAATTTTATCTAATATTCGCTTTAAATCCGTGTCTACCATTTCTAATAATGATTTTAATCGTATCATTGTATTATCCTTTAGTTATAGTTTTATCTAAATCTAACCGTATTAAAAAGTTCATATCAACATCATTTCTTTTGCGAATTGAATTTGCTAATTTGCCAATTGCTAACAATTCTCCAGAATCATTATACAATCCGATCGTTGTAATATATGGTGCAAAGTCGCTGCCTGATACAAATGAATAATATGTAGTGTCATCATCTTGTGTCAATGTTACGTTGGTCGACATATTAAAATCACCTGCATCTAATCGTGCAACTACACTTAATTCATTTATCGTAACGGTACTACGATATGAGGCAGAAAATGGCGTATATATAATATTATTAAATCGATAATCAGGAGATGAAATTACTGCTATTCCGTGTTTATTAAATATATTTCCTACATATTGAGTTTGCAAAACACTACCTGACTCACTACGGTCTGTTAACGCACTTATCTGCGAGTTTGTAAGTGACTTGTTAAAGATTCTAACTTCATCAATTAAACCTTGTACGTTTGAGCTATTGGTGCTATAACCACCTATTTTTAATGTATCTGTATTGTCAATTCTAGCCGATGCAGTAAATGGTGAATTTGGAACAATTAATAAATTATTTGACGCAGTAGCATGCAATGTACTATTAATATACATTTGCAATGAGCTGCCTGATTTTTGACAAACAACATGATACCATGAACTAGATACTGCAGTTGATGATGTAATTTGAGTTTTAAATGTAGTACTACCAGCAGCTGAAAATATCAATTGATTGCTACCACTTAATTCAATTCTAAACGGATATGTTGGACTAGATGAGCCAGATGCTTTTGCTATAATCAATTGATTTGCAATACTAGTATTAGATCCACTTATAAAAAAGGATATTGCATAATTATTGTCGCGATCATATAATCCATCTAATTCAGTTTCAATAAAGCCATTACCATTAAATTTAGCTGACAATCCTAATATATCTTGTTGTCCAGTTGTAGCAGTAATTCCAGGAACATATGTAACATTTTCTGATTTATATGTAATTCTAGATGTATCAAAATATTCATTAAATCCTTCATAAAATTTTACATCAGAAACATTTAATGTTGTATCATATGCTGCGTTATATAAATTTCCATATCGATCGGATTTAACATACAGATTAGTAACTTGACCATATGATCCCGTACCATAATACGATGAACCATAAACAGCACCAGCAATAAAACTAGCACTTAAAACAAATGAACTAGGTTTTATTCCTTCACCAATTTTAACTTGTGGAATTGAAAAAATAGACGCTGATTGAAATAAAAACTTTTTAGTTCTAGTTATATCAGTAGGACCATATGTTTGAGCTGGATTTGATTTGTATTTGTAATATAAATGATTTACACTAAAATATGTTATTGACTGTAATGATCCATCAATATTTGAAGCATCATTATATGTTAATTCACTATCTAATATTGGTAATACGTTTGTATCAATATATACTCCTTGTAATGGAAGTAAACTAGCTGTACTACTACCTGAGACCACACTCCAGTTTTTAAATACTTGGAATGGATTAACATTGATATCAACCTGATCGAGTTTCTTAAAAACCGAAGGATATACGCCTTGATTTAAAATTTCGTTATTTTGTATTTTTATTTCTGCCATGATAGTAAAAGCCCCGGGACATTTAATATAAATATACCGGGGCTTAAATCATTGTTGTTTTTAGAAATCTAATTTAACACGTATCAGTGATTCTCTTTGAAATGATTTTAATAACGGCTTACTTAATTTAGCAACAGCTAATAATTCTTGTTGATCATTATATAATCCAACTGTAGTTATATATGTTTTTGGATCACCAATGAATGTTGATTGTGCAATTTGACCTACACTACCTGAAACATATGATGGATTATTTGAAAAATTATATTCTGCATTTTTAATTCTTACAAAATAATGTGTGCTAGTAACTTTTTCAGAATTTCTTGCAATAAACCCAAACTTATCACTAGTAGTTGGATTTGTAAAAAATGCAGACCCAGAAATTGAATGATGCAATACAAAATGATTATTACCTTCTGAGCTAGAACCAGTATTAGTTGCAAACCCACGACTCTGATCTAGCATTTTACCATCTAATATCAATGTTCCATAATCTGGATATACTAATCCATAATAAACAGGCGCAGCTGAATTATATACACCGGAATTAATAGATCCAGAAACTATATTATAAACTTTTCCGGATTGACCAATTGATGCAGCTGCAATAGATGAATCATCAATCAATGTAATAATACCACTACCAGTAACTACAGATCCTGTTGCATTTGTAGCTCTAGATGTTATTTTTATTAGCGGAAGTTCAAAATTTCCTGGATCTAAACGTTCTTTTAATCGATTACGTTTAAAATTAACTATATATATTGAATCAGTACTACCAGAACCTGCTGTCGTAAATCTAGTATCAGTTGGGGCTAATAATAATTGTCTGTATTGCGAATATATAGCTCTAGACGGAGAATCATTTAATTGACCTTGTGAATCAGATCCACTACCTAAAGCATTACCATATGCTAATGAATATTGTACTGCTGCTCCGTCTGCTGATGGTGTATCTTGATAAACATCAACATAATAGCGTCGTTGTGATGTAGTTTGATTTGATGCAGTAAAATAAGTTGTTAAACTTGCTAAATTATCACTCCATAATCCGGCCGTTACTGTTTCTGTTTGGTTTCCTACAACATCATTTACGGCGTCAAATTTTGTATATGTTCTACCATTACGAGCTAAAACTTGTGTTTGTTGCATTTCAGCAACCATTTGATTAGCTAATTGTTGCGCCAACTGTTGTACTTGCTCGGTAGCTGCAGATACTGCTGCCGGTGTTCGAGGAGGAATGTTAGGCCCAACTATTGGTCTTAGTGGCACTCCACCAATTCTAGGTTGTTGTTTTAATCGTGCAATGAAATCATTCATTTTCATAGTTATATCCATTTTTATAATGTTGCGGTAGTTGCTTTTTTAACAGTTACTGTTAAAGTAACACTTCCACCAGTTTCGTTTGCAATAATAGTAACCGTTGCAGTTTTATCTTCAATCATTTGAGTTTTTCCAATAACTCGGAATTCAAATCCTGCTACTGCAATACTTTGTGCATCTTCATTATCTCCAATAAAACGAGGAGTAGTTGGAAGAACTGAATTTTGTAATGCTCTAGTTACTTGTATATCAGCAATCGTAGAATCAGACAATATTGCAGTATATCCTAGGGTTGCATTTCCACCTTGGAAATTGCTTGTATTAGGTGCAATGACTGCACTATCTCCTGGTGCATTTAATGTTATCGATGTATTACCAACATTTACAACCGGTATATTAGTTGTTTGTTTTGGCAATGTAATTAATTTATATTTTAATGCCTGAGTTTCATCCGGAACTGCTTCTGTAACAGGCATATTTTCTATAATAGTACCATAATAAGAAGTTCCGAGTGGATGATCTGGATTCCATAATGAATAATCAATTTCATCATCTCCTACTGCAAACTGAGTAATACTAAATGCACTACCTCCCTTAGCTAAAAGCTCACGTCCTTTTAATGTTAATATTGCGTCGACGGTTACGCTTGAATTATCTAAATATCCCATAATGTTTTAACCTTATTTTATATAAATATACATGTTATTGATTTTGATGCTAAACTAGTACAAAACTTCCTTGTTCTCCATTGTTTTGATAAATCAATTGATTTGGATTAGCAGACCGCCATTCTACAACCGGGCCACCATCCACTGTTTGCGTTGAATTTATATTAAATGCAGGACTAGTTAATTTAGATCCAGCATATCGTTGATTATTAACACCTGCAGGTAGATAATCTTGTACATCAACCTGACTACCGGTCCATCTAGTTATAACTCCAGATCCCGTAATATATCTTGTATCAGATGCTAGCAATTTAATTGTTGAATATACTCCAGTTAAATAAACAGGTAATTCACCTTCACTCATCCAATACGGTGTAGATGCTGTTATATAAGTACTACCTGAATATATTAAATAATCATAGCTATACGTTGCTCCATCATATTTTTGATGATTAGATGCCGTTAAATATCCTTGTACTTGGTCATCATCGACTGCAGAAATTTGTAACACCTTTCCATCTATTCCACCTAAATATGTTGTATATGCAGCTGACGCAGTCGGTGATATATTATCAATTATACAAGTATATGAATTATCGAATCTTTGTACTTTTGGAAGTATCGTATCTTTACTACGTTCTAAAATATTTGGTTGAATTAATATGCCTGTTAACTTATTAGTTCGAGCCGGTAATAATTGGTCTAATTGTTTAAAGAATGATAAATCAAACAATGTAAACATGTTAATATATGCATTGATATCATTTTTATCTGAATATTTTTTCCAATAAGACTGAGCAGCCTGTATTAATCTTGGATATGAGTTTGATTCAACACTTCCAGGATCGCCAATATATTGATCTAATTCAGTAAATCCAAATTGTGCAATAATATCTTCATCAATCATAGTTTGAGGAGAAAAGTATACGCCAATTTTTTTACTGTCTAATGGTGCCTTATCAAATTGACTACGTTCTGCTCTAGTTTTAACATCCAATGTTCCTACTAATTCATTATCTTCTAATCGTATTTTATTATCGTCAAATGTACCAGCTCCTAATGATATAGAATCATAATAATATGTTTCTTCAATTGAATCATATGGTGTCGATAATGTCCATCCAGCAAATGAAGCAGAGATTGTAGACGACTTAGGTTGATATCCGCTTAAACTACTAGTTAATGTATGATTAATCTTTTGTGTTAATGGTAATCGAAATACTAGTTCATCATATGAATCAACATTTCCATTATATGCTGCAGGTGCTTTTACGTGATTGTTAAATGCAGAATCTAATAAACTTGAAGACCAAAATCTTAATTCTTGTAATTGTCCTAAAAGTCTACTTGCCCCTGCAGATGTACTGCCTAATGTTAATGACGCTGAAGTAGCAAATGATGCTGTAGCAGATGATGACACAGCTGCTACAATTTTTCCATATTTAGATTTCTTAGTTATTAAATCTAATTTATTACCATTTGTGCGTAACATAGTAGTTAACCAACTACCATCAAATAATTCAATATTTGCAGACCCAGTACCATTAATTTTCATAGTACCTTTAGTACCACTAGTATAATCCAATGTTACTACATTTGATCCCACAGTAAATAAATTCATTGTACTAGGCATCGTTGGATATTTAACAACATCCATTGTACGAAATCTTAATTCTACAGTATTAATTGATTGCGAATAATTTACAGTAACTGTTCCTGCACTACTACCACTTAAATCTAATGCATAATCAAAATTTAATTTTTTATATAATGGAGCTCTATCTAATCTAGGACCACCATATTCATTAATACTAATAAATGATTGTGGAATACCATAACAAGATAATAATGCCTGAATACTTCGTTTTGTGCCTTTAGATTTAAGCAACAATGGCAAGTTATTAACAATACGACGCCATACAGTATATGTCATATCACGGCCGGGTACTGAAGGATCGCCTACTGTATTAGATCCCGTGAGTGGAGTTCCTACTTCAGACGTACCTAATACATATTTCCATAAATCTTGTGACTGATTTCCATCTGTTAGATTCCAACCAAATTGTTTTGCTACCGAATATAGCAATTCATTTGGCATACCTAATTTAGGATTTTCTACTCGTTTATTAATTAACGACATATGATTAATATACATGTATAAAATATCATAATGATGTCCGAGCATATTAACAAATGTAGATAGTTGCTCATTATTATCATTAAATCTAATATATTCCGGAATAGCATATATTAATGCATTCGAATTTAATGAATCATATAATGATGCTGTTGTATATAAATTATTATACCAAGATGAAAACGCAGTACTATTAATAGCAGCTAACGTATATGGATTTGTAGCATTTGTTTTTGGTACAGGAGTTACATAACTTCCGGTAATTTCAATAACATTCGATGATTCTCTAGGTAAATCATATGTAGTTAACATGGATGATGATTGATAGTATAGATACTGTTCAAATCCATCAAACCCACCTATTAAATTAGTTTGTAAATTTAAAAAATCTTGTGCATTTGTAACAGCAACACTTCCAGAGATTAATGCTACTGCTGCACTTTGTGAAGTATAATATTCTAATAATTCTAATTTGTATTTAAAATTAGATAATCGTTCAGTTGCTGAACTATAAAATATAAAATTATTAAAATCAGCATAGTTAATGTTTAATTTCGTAGTAGATAAACTTCCAGAAAAATATGAATCTACTAGTTGTTGTGACGTTTGAGTTGATGTTCCTAATAAATCATTCCATGTTTTTAATCCAGTATCATTTGACGTATTATATGCATATGATGCTTGCCAATTCGGACCTGATAATAAATTTGTTGTTTGTATTACGTTATCTGATACTATATTAATTTTATCAATATATGGATTTTTTAGTTCTGCAACTATCCAACATTTAAAGTTAATATCAAATTCAGCTGGTAATTGTTCTTTTAATTTAACATATATGTATTCATCAATTACTACACTGTTAACAAATTGTATAGTTTGATTTCTACTAAAATTTAATAAGTATGATATAAACTTTGAATTTTCATTGGTCGATGTTTGTTTTACTGTATCAATAAAACTAGTAATTTCTTGTAAAAATTTAGGATTACTAGAATCAATCGCGCGAAATCTTATTTCTGTACGATCTGGCGATATTTCATCAATACATATAGTTTGTTGTTCATAACTACCAATTAAATTTTTAAAAAAGTTAACAACAATTGTATAATTACCATATGATACTTGTAATGTATCTAGTTGTTTTTTAAGATCTATTCCGATACCATTTTTAATTGGAATTGATTTATTGGTAGTTGTATCAACAAACTCAGCTAATTTAGAAACTTGTTGTATTTTATGATCACCTGTTATCCAAACGTCTGATGAATATACATGCAATTCTAGTCTAGTAGCTTGTAAATTATTAAAAATTTCCGGGACTATAGGGAATTGATTAGATTTAAAATATGAAAATAATTGAGTTTCTATATCAGTAAATCGCATACCCGACGTTGAGTTCGTTGCGAATTGAATTTGATCGATATTTTTATACTGCGTTAACATTAGCTAGTCTCCCGAGGCATTCTTTGGTTAATAGCTTCTGTAGCTTCTGCTGTAGTGGCTATAGCTTCTGCGGTGGCTTCTGGAGCTTCTGGTGGAAGTTCCTGATTCCATTCGTCTACATTTTTACTGTTATCTGTAATTACCCAATATGATGTTATTGCATTAATTGTATGATATTTAAAATCTTCATTATCATTACAAACAGCTCCTATACCAAAAGTGTCGCCTATATCAAATTGAGAATTTAATAATACATCATCAATAATCAATGTTTTTACATCATATTGCGATATTGCTCTAGCAGCTTCAGGATATATTCTATATGATCTATCAATTCCAGTATCTACATTTGTTTTTATCAATGAAAATAAAACCTCACTAGTTTCATTATCTACAAATGTATCATATCGATGTTGCAATGCAATTCGAATACGAAGATCTTTTCCGGAGTTTTTAATTTCTTTGGTTATATAATATTTATTTGTATTTTTTTGCGGAAGACCGTCTTCAATTTCATCCATCAATATGCCACTAAACGCACTACCTGTATATGGCGCGATAGTATTAATAAATCCCTCGTTGATTCGTCTATCCTCACTTGGTTTATATCGAGCATAAATTGGATCTGTATTTAAATCTAAATCTAAATTCAAATCAGCTGATTCATCAATAATTGTAGTTGTAACTGGAAATTTAAAATATCTAAATTGAGTATCGATAACCGGTAAAACTGAGTTATTTATAATTCCATATGTGATTCCTTCGATTGTTAATATAGAAGAATCACCATCCACAATAATATTACCAGCAGTATCCCTAGGATTAACAAAATTATTATTAGAAACCGTAGTTAATCCATTAATAATATATTTTGTATTCTGAAAATTTAAAATACTATCTGCCATTATCTAACTACTTTAAAATAAATGTCATTATAGACATATTGTATAGTAAATCCATCTATTATTTTTATTTCTAAACGATAATACCGTTCCGGTAAAAATCCGTTCATATCGACATGAATAAAATTACTTGTACTATCACAACTTATTTTAGTATAAATATTATCATACGGAATAATGACTTCATCTGTAGCTGCATCTTTAATTGAATAATATGATGCTGTAGATAAAAACTTAATTGTTTCTATAGGAAATAAATTTGTAGGCGATTTTCTAGGATATTTATCGCGTGCATATAATCGAATTTTTGCCACTTCTGTATCTTTATAGGCAGGTTTTAACTGCGTATATATTATATATGACTCTAAGTCTACCGGAGCTAACGATCCTGTTATAAATGCACTGTTATCAAAGTACATCGTTAACTTAGGAACATATATTGTATGTGTATCTCTACTAAAATACCGTATAAATCCTTTTACATTATCATTAGCCTCATCGGTATCTGCATACTGCAATAAAAATCCATGATTCGGAATTGTATTACTATTGCTACCACTTAACCATATTTTAATAGCAGCAGTAACATCCATGTTGATGTCTGTTGTTCTTGAAGAAAATGATTCAGATGTTACTAAGCCAATAGACGAGCTACCTTGCAAGATAGAACCAGACTGATATAGATAATTAGCACCTGCTCCCGAACCTGTTATATATAATGTGCTTGTGCCAACTTGTGTGTTACTACCAGAAATCCAATTAGAACCACTTACAGAACCGCTCCACGATGCGCCATCACTCGTTAATGATGAAACTGTTCCAGTACCATTAATCCAAGCTTGTCCTGCTATTTTCGCAAATATCGAATAATCTGATGGTAAATTTTTTGCATGGGATGTATATAATTGTAAAATAAATTTGCAATCATTAACTGTTTTTCCATATGTTGATAACGAAGCTGAAATTTCAGCCATATCAAATTTAAGTAACCCCCTAGATTTTAATAGCTTGTTGCCATCAGTCCCTAGACGTTTTCCTATTTCAATTATTTCATCTAACCCGGTATTACCTGCTGGAGCTGATTCATATAATGTAGTATCTTTTTCTGCATAAAATATTCTAAACATTTATTTCCTTAATAATTTACAACTCGACCTTTAATATCTTGATTTAAAAATTTAACTTCAAATATACTAGGATCTAATGATGGATAAATAATTCCGTTTTTAGTAGCAGTTAACAAATCATAAGAATTTCCTGAATAATTTAATGCCGTATCATATAAATTATTAAATGTTATACTAACAACATTCATTACTCCTGCAATATTACTAATTGTATTTAGTATATCAGATTTTATAATTGGTTGATTAATTTGCCATTTATCTATATCGAAATATGATCTGACTGAATCAATACATTTTAATAATACTTCATTACTATTATAATTAGACAATATTGTAATTTCAAATTGTACACCAATATTAATAATAAATGCATCTTTAATATTTACAGCATCCGTCAAAATTCTATAATGATCTAAATATGTTTTTAAATTTTCTTTAACAGCTGTATTAAGTGGTGTCAATTGTTTATTTTGATCATAACCCAATATATACATGTTCATTGCTAATGGATTAGCAATCCTAGATTGTTGATAATCAGATTGTGATATTTGATCATCGGGTACTATATATGCTTTAGCAACACTTCCAAATTTTGCTGGCATTGAATATGATCGTATAATATAATCTTCACGCGTTACTAGTCTATTTTGTGTTGCAAAATTAGCTAATGCATTATTTTTAATATCCTGCAATGAATCAGAAAGCTTTGCTCCTGTTGCTGGCTCAGGATTATTAACAGTAATTGTAGATTTAATAAAATTATACGCCGGCTGACTTAACGTTGAATTAATATCATCATTAAAAATAATATTATCAATATTAGTTAATACATTAGCAGGAACATTATCTAGAATGCCATTTCCTACTGTATATGTTACAGTTAATGTAGTATTTGCAGGAGCTTGACCATATGTCCTAGTATATAAAAAATTAGATGGGTCAATATCAACATCTAAATTTTTACGAAAACTAGCTAAACCATTTCCTACATTAGTTGGATTTGGAACTATTTCTTCATCATTATTATCCGAAATACCTGCACCAAATTGAATTTCTAATTTATTATCGCTTCGAAGTCTAGTTATAAATCGTTTAGCAGTTTTCTTCATTTTTAATAAATTCGGAGCTGATGAACGATATACTGATAATTCCGGATCATTTTCTGCTAAATTTGGCATTGATTCAAATATTGTATCTTGAGCCAAATATGGAACTTCAAACCAATTATCACCATCTGATTCGGTAATAGATACAATTTCTATAACATTGATATCAGGTATTACGACAGCATCATACGCAGTAGGACTAGTAAATGTATATGAAATTGTTTTGACATTTCCAGAAACTGCTTTTACTTGTTTTTTTAGTAAAAAATATGTTGGTTGTAACGTTGTTGGATTAGTTTCATATACAGTAACAATGGTTGGGTCAAGTGATGATGAATATGAAAACTCAACCGAATCTAATGTTCTAAATACAGAACTGCCATTATTTTGTTTAATACGCATTCCTGGTTTAATTGATATTGTATAATTAAAATCCGGAGCCACTGTATTACCTGATCCAATCGCCGGTAATAATTGATATACATCTAACATTACATATGCTGGTATACTATTTTTTGGTGTATATCCTAAAGTTTTTGCAATATCATAGATATTACTTCGTTCAGATGATTGTTCTAATAATGATTCTTTTAAATTATTATCAACATAATACGATAAAACATCCCCTACATATGATGCTAATTCCATAAACAACATCCCTGGGGATGAATCATTAAAATCAGTATATGTAGTAGGAAAATATTGTTTCGTAAAATCTATTAAATTTTTACGAAACTGTCCAAAATCTTTATTAAGATATGATATATCTTTTTTAGTTTCCATAGTATTATATTCCTTTTATTAAACTACTGCCAGTCCACCAGCATTGTCAAGTGATACACCAACCGTTTGTTCTAGATATCCCGATGAAAAAGTAATAGTTACTGTTATTTGATGGTCTAGGTTAGGGTCATCCTCAGCTGTTATTACATCAATATTAATCAATGTTATATATGGCAACCAATGATTAACAGGTCCTGTTATTGCATCAATAACATCTTGTTTGCGTTCTTCATTATTTGGTTCAAAAATAATATTTAATAAATTTGTTCCATAAGTCGGAGAATTATATCGTTCACCAATTCGTGTTAATAATAAATTTTTTAAATTATTTAATGCTTGGTTGTCAGAATCTCGTATCGAATCAAATACACCTGGCCTATCAAATGCTATTGACACACCTAGGGCAATATCCGGATTATCAGGTGACGCTACTTGAATTTGATATCCCACGTTACATTATCCTTTTTTATTATTTATTGCTTTCATTAATTGTGAATAATCTCTAGTCATTGCCTTTGCTACTTCTGGAGCAACTTCGTATGTTTTGCCTGTTTCTGGGTCTTCCATTACTTTAGGCACCGCAACTGCTGAGTTATTCATATTTTGTCGCATCATTCCAAATCCTTGAGCATCATTCGATGTCAGATGTAAGTCATCCATTCCTTCATTCATAAGCTCTGCAAAACTATTCATAGCACCTGGTTGTTGTTCCATTAATGCATCTGTTTCATTTAAGATATTTGCCCATTTATTTTCCGTAAACTGTACACGTTTCTTTTCTGGTGCTAGTTGTTTAGGTTTGTTATTAACCAAATTACTAGTTGTTTTTGGTTTATTATTAACAATTGGCTGCGAATCCGCAGTCATTTCATTGATTGTAGATTGTAACCCGTCTCGAAGAATTTCTGTTAATTCTTCTTTAATAACTTGTCGTACGGCTACTTTAAGTGCTTTTATAAGTGTTTTTGAATCCATATGATAATTTTATTATAAATATAAGTATTAGTAATTTACGCAGATTTTTACCATTGAGTAAGTGATGCTTTTGGTCCGTAAATTGTTTGAGTGTCTAAATCAATGTAATAATCTCCTATCTTACCTAAATCATTTGCTGGTACTCCGCTATTTTGATATACCTTACTCGGAGCTTCAATCAATGAAGTTAATAAATCTCGTTGTTGTCGTAATAATTGTTCAATTGAATCAGAACGATCATCTAAATCAGATTGTGATACATTTTTTTTATTATAAAACTCAGTTGCAACTAAATCATTATAATCAGTATCAGTATTAGTATCAGGTAGTAAACTACTAGGTATTTCTAAATTGGCCACATCTCCATTACATACTGCAGATACTTTAGAAATTGCAGCTAGTAACGGTGGCACAATTGTTTGTAATTTAGATGTTAATGATGCTGGCACAGTTGCAAATTGGTTTAATGATTCAATTGCATTAACAATTGTAGCATCTTGTATAGCAGTTAATTGTTGTGCAATAAATACCGGTGCTGTAACTGGATTTGAAAGTTGTGCTATTGATATTGCTGTTTTTATTCCTTGCGCAATCCCAACAACTTGTTTAACCGTGTCAACAGTTTTTTGTATTTTAGGAATATTCTCTTGCACAGTAGTAAGTTGTTTTTGTATATCCGTTAATTGTTTTTTTATTTTTTTAATCCTAGGATCATCGCATTTTATATTAACAGGTAACTTGATTGAATCTTGTACTGTTTTTGTTACTTGCTCGAGCAATTTATCTGTTTGTGTATCTATTTGTTTTATAGTAAGGTTGACCGCTTTTGCTGGCAACTTTGGTATAAAATCTAATGGTGGTACAATTGCACTCATAACTTCCTTATGTTTTATTTATGTAATATTTTTGACTTAATAAATTTTGTAAATCTCGTTGTGCTGATGCTATATTGGATCGATCTAAGAATGTACCCGACATAGTACCACATTGAATTGGTGTATTCAATTGATTTAATATTTTTTGTAGTACATGTAATAATACATCGCCATGTACCATAGATTGATCAGCAGTATCAGATCCTAATTTAATTTCACCCGTAGTATTTAATATAATAGCTTTTGGAGAATCAATTATTGCAATATCTGTTTTTGCTTTTAAAATAACTCGATCAGCCGTTCCAATAAATTGTGATTTATCAAATTGTGTTTCTGCTGGCAGGTAACATGATAATGGATTCTTATTATTAGTATCACCTAATGATATTGATATTTTTTGTGTGCTAGTTAAATATAATGATGATACATCTTGTTCTATATTTTCGACAACGTATTTTCTATCTGTGTTTGTATATGTAGTATTTGATAATATAATAATAGGGTCAGTAACAGTTTTGCCACTCCACGTTGGTTGAACATCATAATCAGTAGTTGTAATTGTACTACTAAGTCGTAAACTATTTCCGTATCGACCTGCTAATAATATATCTCCTCGATATGGTTGTAGTATTGGACTAGATCGCTGAACAAAATTTACATCGGGCGTAAATGTTTTTGAATTTATCGGTAATATATTAGAATTAATTCCAGAGCCTATGCCAATTGGTGGAAAATAATACCACTGATGTGTTCGCGTATCGGGTGATGTGGTAAAATCATATCCTCGAAATACTAATACATTTTCACCTATAATAGGTATTTGTTTTATATTAGGAAAGGCCGGCTTAACATTATTAATATTAACAATATTATTATTTTCTAGTACTAGTATTGATAAACAAAATAAATTATTTGAATCAGATGAATCTGTTTGTCGTTTATATGTGTTCGTTGAGTCTAATTTATTCTGAACAACTTCACCAAAATAAAATTGTACACCATCGCCTTTGTTAAACATTTGATGCCTTATCTATTTTTTGTTTTGCTACTGTAATTTTTTGTTGCAATTCAGACTCGGTATGCAAAATATCATCTAACTCATCATGCAATTCTGCTGATAATGTTTGTTCGGCAACACTTAATAATTGTTGTTTTTCTTCATCACTTAATAACCCGTCAGCTCCTGATATAGTTTGTTTTGTTGAAATATAGCGTTGAACAATAGCTGTTAATTTTACAAGGTGGTCGTCATTTTTAACCGCAACGTCTAGATATTCTTTGATCAATGGTACAATAATTGTAGCATCAGACGCATTTTTTATTAGCGGCTGTAACTGACCAATGAGTTGATTAATTTGTCGATCTTTCTTTTTACTATTATGATAAACATCAGACATTAAATCAGCAAACGAAGTACCTTTAAATAATTCATCATTTTTATCCATAACACAAATCCTTTAATATAAATATCAAAAAGGCAGATTTACGAAATTTAATAGTTCATACTCGCGGAACTTGTCAACATAAATTTGTTTTAATGTTTTAACGACACGGGTAATATTATTTGTTTCTAAACCCGTACGTTCTCGTATAAAGATATACAATGCTTTTTTATTAAAATCTTCAATGTTTTCTCGAGTTTCAAAAATATGAAGTACCGAGTCTGCGACATGAATATCGATTGGACTATTAAATATATAATTTAGATTATCATGACAATAGTCAATATATGCATCCATAAATTCACGCAATGTTTCTTGCATATCATTATTATGCATTTCCGTAATAATATTTCTTTGATCATCAATATTTAATTCTATCCCGGTGGATTTTAATTTTGCATATGCCTTTTGATTTTCAGCAATTAAATAATTAAATGATGTTCTTGTATAATAAGAATATGCTTTTCCTGCTAATGGATTAAATTTATTTAAACGTTCTGTTAAATATGTAACTAAGTCAGTTTGTAAATCTACAAATGATGAATCAATATATGTTGGTTTAATTTTATTAATTAAATTTTCAGCCATTTTCATTAATGCAGGATATATAAATCTTCTATAAATTTTCTCACGCAATGCCGGAGATTCACTTGTACGATTATATGCAGCAATTGCTAAATCTGTTATTTTTGTAAAGTATATATTACTTTTCTTCTTTGCTTTCGCCATTATCGAATTCTGATTTTAATTGTTGTATAACTTCGTTTAGTAATTGGAATGTTGATCCTGCTTCATCATCTTTTTCAAATGCACCTAATCGGTCTATCTCTTGCATTTTATCGTAACTTGCAACAATTTTTCCATACATGTATTGATTAGTTAATTCTAATGTTTCGATATATTCTAAAATATCCTCAGTATGATCTTGCGTATCAGCTAATGCTCCTGCCAAGAACCATACTCGATATGCTAGATATGTAGTACTTGTAAATAGTCCGATTGATAATATTAATAATGTTAACATGTTAATCTTCCATTTTAAATGCATTAAATAATTCAGTCAATGTTTTTTCAACACCTGGATTATTTTCAGCTAGATTTTTTAATCCATTACTTTTTTGAATGCGACTCTTTTCCGATACTGGATTTGGAGATGTATTTTTATTGTTTCTCCAACGCTCAAATTCAATTGTAGATGCCATATGATCTGCATGATGCAATATAATAGGCAAATTTGTTTTCAATTTAGATTGTGGAGATCTAGAAACAAAATACGGTTTATTTGCATCATCATACATTCCATCATGAATTTTAATGGCCTGATATTCTGTCCATGACATTTTAATATCATATTCTTGTAGCAACCAAATTGAAAGGTCTGGTACCATTGCAAACGGAATATTTGAATTTGCTTTATAAAGTTTCCCTTGATTTTTTCTATGCCAATCTGATGTTTCTACTTGATAAACTTCATTGCCATCGCCCGGAAAGCCTACTTTGCCTAAATCATGATGCATTGCTGCAAACATTAATTCTTCGGTAGTATACCCAGACATATCAGCTCCCATTTCCCCAAGACTGATACAATTTAAATGCACAATCCATTACTCGAAGTACATGATCAACATATCCTCCAGCAAATGCGTTATGAAAATGTTCCATAGACGATGCTGGCATCATTATTAATCGATCTTCTAAATCGTCACATAATTTATGTATTTGGCTGTTTCTCGGAGATGCAAAGTTTTCATCAATTCGTCTGCGATATTCTTCCCAATTAGATTTTATTTTTTCTGCTTCTAACATACTTGTTTTATAACAATTATAAAGAATTATTTGCGTAATTCCAATATTTCACCATTTACTAGCTTAGATGTGCATTCACTACATGTAACTGCAGTTGCCTTTTCATCAACTCGTTGACAAATATTTTTGCAATATTTGCATTGTAACCGTTTAAACCCTCGGCCTAAACTTTTAATTGTTTCTTTCATATATGATTATTCGCGGTCAATATAATAGCGAGCTGAATCTAATTTCTTCATTGCTCGAACTAGATTGTCTATTAATGATGCTTTATCAATTTTGCCTTCTTCTAAGGCCTTACCCGCTGCGCGTACAATTTCGCGTGCATCTTCAACATCGTCAGTAAGTTTTGCTTTATACTTGTAATGTGCCATAACTTGATCCTTTATTTAAATTATTATTGTTTATT